TCTTATCTGAAGTAAATCCTTATCTAGAATCAGTTCAACAAAGACAAGGAGTGTATGCCTTCAAAGTGGTGATGGATGATACAAATAACACAAATGATGTGATTGATAGAAATGAGATGGTAGGTGCTATTTATATTCAACCAACAAGAACTGCTGAATTCATTTATCTTGACTTTAATATCCTTCCCACAGGGGCCACATTTCCTTCATAAACAAAAAATATGGCAAATAGTTTAATTTCTCCTGGATCATTAACAAGGGAAAAAGATTCAACTCAAATAACATCCCCCCCAGCTAAAGTTGGGGCAGCTGTTGTTGGTCCTACTGTAAAAGGTAAACCTAATATCCCAACTTTAGTTACAAGCTATAGCGAGTATGTAGCTAAATTTGGAAATAAATTTACTAGTGGATCAGGAGCAGGGGCAGTAGAATCTACATATTTAACTTCTATATCGGCTCAAAATTATTTTGCAAACGGAGGAAATTCATTATTAGTAACAAGGATAGTTTCAAGATCTACTGATTTCAGTGCAGCTACTTCCTCAATTATAAATTCTAATGAGGGGTTAACAACGGCCTCACTTACTCTTGATATAACCCCCTTTCATAATGAAGCTGCATCTGTTGGGTCATCTTCATTTAGTATAGAAGGAATTACATTTACATTAACTGGCAGTAGTGGAGGAACTAATACATCAACTATAATATATTTTCCTTCTGCATCCTCTGCGGCTGTCTCAGCACAATCATCATCTGCCGTTTTTGGGGTTAGTTCATCTATTGCTCCTTATAGTTCATCCCTCCAAAACATATCATCCAGTGTATCCTCAACAAATATTACATACCATGCAATAAATGCTGGAATAGGAGGTAATTCATTTTCCCTAGTATCAGGTAGTGTAACAACTTCTTTTTCAGGAGGTACTAATAAAAATGCATTTATATTAGAAACCTTGAGTCATGGTAATATTTTAAATAGTACAGGACCTACTGGTTCAAGTGGCACATTGTTAAGTGGTTCAAGGGATAACTTTAGATGGGAGATTGTAAATCCAAATTCCTCCTCAGGAATATTCAATCTCCTAATTAGAAGAGGGGATGATAAACCAAACTCTCCTACAATATTAGAAGAATTCCGAAACCTATCATTAGATCCTAAAGCAAGTAATTATATTACCAAGATAATTGGAGATCAGGTTCAAGAAGTAAGAGGATCAGGGGTAGATGTATATCTCCAACCCACAGGATCATATCTTAATTCTTCAAAATATATAAGAATAAAATCTGTAAACCAGAACACACCTGATTATTTTGATAATAATGGTTCAGCAAGAGATATCTATACTGCATCTATACCCATGGCTTCTTCAGGTACTTTTGGTGATGCAACAGGGGATATATATGTTGGGGCTAATACTCTTTATAACAATATAAATTCCTCTACCAAAACCCAAGGATTGACATTTGATAGTTATACTACAGCTATTAATTTATTATCAAATAAAGATGAATTCAAATATAATATAATCACCACTCCTGGATTAATTTATCAAGGAGGGTTACAAACACCCTTAAATACCTTAATAGATAATACTGAGGATAGAGGGGATGCTATTATTGTATTGGATCTTGAAGCCTATAGTTCTACCATTACCAATGCCATTGGTACTGCCACTAATATAGATTCTTCATATGTTGCTGCTTACTGGCCCTGGGTTCAAATTACAGAACCAGATACAGGTCAATTGGTATGGATTCCCTCCTCTACATTAGTTCCAGGAACCTATATGAATAATGATATAGTTGGGGAACCTTGGTTTGCAGCTGCCGGGGTTAAACGTGGAGGGTTGGATAGGGTTCGTCAAGCAGAACGTAAATTAAATAATACTGATAGAGATACATTGTATGTTGGTAAAATTAATTCTATAGCTACCCTCCCAAAAAGAGGGGTTTTATTATTTGGTAATAAAACATTACAAACCGCGAAATCATCCCTAGATAGGGTTAATGTTAGAAGATTACTTATTGAATTAAAAAACTACATCACCCAAGTTGCAGATAACTTGGTATTTGAACAAAACACTACGGCAACAAGAAATACCTTTTTATCAACTATTAATCCTTATCTAGAATCAGTTCAACAAAGACAAGGATTGTATGCCTTCAGAGTGGTGATGGATGGTTCAAATAACACAAATGATGTGATTGACCGGAATGAATTAATAGGGGCTATCCATGTTCAACCAACAAGAACTGCTGAATTCATTTATTTGGATTTCAACATATTACCAACAGGGGCCACTTTTCCCTCATAAGTAAAATAATAATGTTTTCCCCTATTTTATTATATTTATAACAAACACATAAAAATAGATAAATATGCCTTTATTAGATCCTAACGAAATATTTTTTACCGCCTTTGAGCCAAAACAAGCCAATAGGTTTGTTTGTTATATTGATGGATTTGCTTCTTATTCTATTAAAGGGATAGGTGCAATTTCGGTTACACAGGGTTCAATAGCCCTTAACCATATTAATATCCAAAGATTTGTAAAAGGTAAAACTAAATGGAATACAGTCCAATTTACATTATTTGATCCAATAACACCATCAGGTGCACAATCTATGATGGAATGGGTTAGACTTCACCATGAATCCGTAACAGGTAGAGATGGATATTCTGATTTTTATAAAAAAGATTTAACATTCAATGTTATTGGACCTCCTGGTGATGTAGTATCTGAATGGATTATTAAAGGTGCTTTAATTACAGATGCTACATTCGGGGATTATAATTGGGATACAGAGGATTCAGCTGTTGAAATCCAAATGACAGTACAGCCTGATTATTGTATTTTAAATTATTAAAAACTTGGCTTAGCCAAATCATTTCCATATCTTTACTATGAAAAAAAGTGAATTAAGAAAACTCATAAGGGAAGAAATTGACTATCAAACTCTAGAGAATTTAGGGGATCAAATTAGATCTCTAATAGATGATAAACCCTTTGATTCTCAACTGGCATATAAGATTTCAAGAATTTTAAACATACCACTAGAACAAGCTGAAAGAATTCGTGATGAAGTTTTAGTAAATGATGAGGGTGATATAGAATATATCTTAAATATATATTTAAATAGAGGTTCATAAGAACAGTGCTCAGAGGGGAAACTTTATATATAGAAAGGGATTGATTTTTTAATCAGTCCTTTTTTTTTATATATGTATACGCGATAATTAAGTTATAACAAATAAAATTGTTTCATTAAAATAAAAACTATGTCTGAAACCAAATTCAAATTCCCAACAGAAGAAGTCGATTTACCCTCTAAAGGATTATTATATCCGGAGGGTCATCCATTAAAATCTGGTAAGATTGAAATGAAATATATGACTGCTAGGGAAGAGGATATTCTTACCAACCAAAATTTTATAAGTAGGGGGGTTGTATTAGATAAACTTTTAGAGGCATTAATTGTTACTAAAGTTAGTTTAAAAGATCTTTTAATAGGAGATAAAAATGCGGTTTTAATTTCTTCTCGTATTTTAGGGTATGGTAAAGATTACAAAATTTCTTATAATGGTACTGATCATATTGTAGATTTAACTGAATTAAAAAATAAAAAATTAGATGAAAAATTATTTGCAGAAGGTATTAATAACTTTGAATATATTCTCCCCCACTCTAAAACAAAAATAACATTTAGATTATTAACTGATGGAATTGATAAGCAAATTGAAGAAGAAATTAAAGGAGCTAAAAAAATTAATAAAAACGCCTCCCCTGAGTATTCTACAAGAATGAAATATTTAATTACATCCGTAGAAGGAGATTCTTCGGGAAAAACCATTAGAGATTTTGTAGATAATTATCTTTTGGCTAGAGATGCAAAAGCCCTAAGAGATCATGTTATTAAACTCCAACCCGATATAGAATTAAAAACCGAAATAGAAAATGATTTTGGTGAGCTTGAAGAAATAGATATTCCAATTTCTTTAAATTTTTTTTTCCCTGACTCCTGAGGAAGCTTTAGCATATAGGAGTAATTTATTTTCCCAAATTCATGAAGTAGTTTTTAATGGTAAAGGAGGATATAGTTGGGAAACTGTATATAATATGCCTATCTGGCTACGAAACTTTACTTTTAATAAACTAAAAGAATATTATGATGCTGAGCAAGCAGCAGCTAACAAAGATCCTAATAAAATTGATTTAACAAACCCAGATAAATCAACACCCCCACAAAAAAGACCATCACATTCACCTCCTTCATATGTAACCAAGGTGTCAAGAAAGTAATATTTTTTAATATTTATAATAAAATATTACTCAATGCCCGTTGATCCAAAACAATTTAAAAAAGATCTAGAAGATCTTAATAAACTTTATAGGCAGTTGGAAAGAAAAGCTCTAAGTGCCAGCGACTTTTCTAAAGGAGCAGAAGGGGCTAAGCAAATGGCTATTTACCTTAGGGAAGCAAAAACAGAAGTTGCTATATTAAATACCTCATTTAAAGATACAGCTAATTGGATTGGGGAGATTGCTGAAGAATGGTCAACAGGTTTTGTGAAGCCTCTTAAAGAAGGAACAAAATCCTTTAGAGTCTTAAGAGGTCTTGCATCTGATTTAGAAGATGATTTACATGGTGTTATTGATTTAGAAAAAAAACAATTATTAAATATAAAAAAGAAAGCTGAACAGGAGAAGGAAAACCATAATAGAATAAAGGAAAACCTTGAAAAGAAAAAGAGGGATGGGAAGGAATTAAACACTGAAGAACAATCACTTTTAGCTAATTTGACTGCTGATGTAAAAGTAACTACGGTCATTATTTCCCAAGCCAAAAAAAGGCTTGAACAAGAAAGAAAGATTGCTAAAACCGCAGGGGTAACAGGAGCCATATTTAATAGTTTATCATCAACATTAGGAAAAGTAGGAATAGGATCAGAATTTTTTGAAGATGGAAAGAAAAATATAAGAGAAGCAGCTAAAAGTGGATCAAAATTAAAGGTAGTAGGGGCTGGTATCTCGTCATTATTTAAGGGAATAGGAGAAGCATTAATGGATCCTGTAGTAATATTTGGTTTACTTACTACAGCATTTACTTCTTTATTAGCATTAGGTCAAAAATTCGCACAATATACAGCAGATATAGGAAAGGCATTTTTAGGTATGGGAGCAGACTCTAAAACTGTTGCTGATAATTTAAAGAATATGGCTGCTGGTAGTGAGGGTCTTTACATGAATTTTGAAGAAGCCAAAAAGGCTTTGATTGGGTTAAATAAGGTAGCAGGAACAAGTGTTGAATTTTCTGAAGCCCAAATAAAAAACTATCAAAAATTAACCCATTTTTTAGGTTTAAGTGAAGAAGCAGCTCAAGGATTATTTAAAACATCATTACTTTCTGGAAGTGGTTTTGAAGATGTAGCTTCAGAAATAGGAGGTGTAGTAGCAGGATTAAATCAATCAAATGGTTTATCTCTTAATTTAAATGATGTTTTAGAAGAAGTATCAAAAGCTTCTTCAACCACAAGATTTAATGTGGGCCAAACATCAAGGGCTTTAGCAGCAGCAGCATTTGAAGCTAAACGTTTAGGAATGACTTTAGACCAAATATCTTCAGCAGCAGAAAGCACATTAGATTTTGAAAGTTCTATTGCAAATGAAATTAAAGCTGAATTACTTTTAGGTAAAGATTTAAACTTAGAGAAATTAAGATACGAGGCATTAACTGGTGATACTAATACACAGGCCAAAGAATTAAATAGACTTCTTGCTGAAAATGTAGAGTCAACAGAGGGTAATGTTATAAAACAAAAGGCATTAGCTGATTCTTTAGGTATGAGTGTTGAAGATATGCTAAAAGCAAATGACGCACGAATACTACAAAATGAATTATCAAAAAGGGGAATCACTGATAGGGTAAAAGCAGAAAAAGCACTTGCTATTTTAAGGTCAAAAGGTTTAACTCAAGAACAAGCTTTAGAAAAATTAGCTAAAGGAAAGCTTGACGCTATTGTTGAAGAAGGTAAAAAGGCTGAAACATCCATGAGAATGTTAGAAAATGCAAAAGAAACTTTAATGGTATCCATAGCACCTTTAGCTGATAAAATAGCAAAACTTGTTCAGTCTTTTGCTGAAAGTGGTGCATTAAAAAGTATGTTAAAAACAATAGGTGGAGTACTTAAATGGATTGGGGAAAATCCTAAAACATTTTTAGGTATTGGAGCTCTTGCAGGGGGTGCTATGTTTGCCGGAAAAGCTTTAGCAGGTAAATTAGGTACTGAAAGGAATCCTATGGTAGTAAAATTTGCTGAAAAAGTAATAGGAGGACTTAAAAGTATATTTAAAGGTAAAAAGGGCAAACCCAGTATGATAGCCAAGGGGCTACAAAAATTGAATCCCATGAATTGGGGTAAAAAAATGGGTAAATCAGGGCTTTATAAAAAGAGTTCTAAAGGAATTATTTCAAAAACACTAGGTAAGGTTAGTAAAAGTGTAGTACCGAAAGTTGCTGGTAAAAATATTGCAAAAATTGGAGCTAAATTAGGAGCCAAAGCAATGGGAAAATCTTTACTTAAAAGAATACCTGGTCTTGGAGCATTAGCAGGAGTAGGTTTTGCAATAGATAGAGTAGCTAAAGGAGATATGGTTGGTGCCGCAATGGAATTAGCATCTGGAGGAGCAAGTTTATTAGATCTTGTAGCCCCAGGAGCAGGTTTAACAGCAGGATTAGCTATGGATGCAGCAATAGCTGCTAGAGATATACACAAAGCAACATCAGAGGGAGAAGGAATAGCATCAGATTTTATTTCAAGACCGGGTCAACCCATACAAAAATTTAGAGCTGATGATGTTATAGTGGGGGGTACTAATTTAAATGGGGGGGGTAATAGGGTTGAACAATTACTTGAAAGATTAGTAGTAGCTGTTGAAAGTGGTGGTGATGTTTATATTGATGGAGCTAAAGCAGGCAGATCATTAGTATTGGCAGCTTCCCAAATGGGTTAATATTTATAATAAAACAAACAATTATGCCTGGAATACTTGATAATTTAACAAATAACAATTCAATTTTCTCTAACCTAAATGGTGGGCCTGGTCCTGTAAATGATTTTGAGAATTCAAAATTACATAATCAATACTCGATTAATGGAACTCCTAATGTTGTTAATAAACCTTCCCCTTCCATATTAGATTTAGATGGGTTGGTACCTGCAACTAATTATCGTGATAATGCCCCAGAGAATAGAACATTTTAATGGATGCCCCTAGTAACACAAAAAACAAATCTCAAATCATTAAAATATGGTCACGATAGACCTGGTGGGGGGAGTAGTAATCAACCTTATATAACTACATCTATACCCCCTGATTCATTTCCACCTTCTCCAAAGACAACACCTGATTCCCTTATACGAGGGGGGATATTTACTGCAGTAAAAACAGTACAAGATGTTAGCAGGCTTTCTAAAATGTTTTTGGATTTCAAATCCCTAAATGGAGGTTTATTTGCTATAAAACAAAACATTCTTAAAAAACAAGAATCCAAGTTATTAAATAGAAGTTTCAATCCTAAAAGGGACCTATATTTACCTTCAAATACAATTGCTCAAGCAATGGTTACTGCAGGGGGAAAACATTTGAAAAATTTTGGTATTAATCCTTTTGGGTCAACCCCTACTTATGGTGTTGGTACTTTTGACACAAATCCTAAAGATAAAAAATTTCATACTGTAAGAGATACAAGTCCCTTTGCTACAAAACAAATCGAGCTTAAAAAGTACGAATCCGAGTTATTAAATAAAGATGACACCCCTAAGCTTACATCAGCCCAAGATGCATTTTCCGGCCCACGATGCAAGATCAATCGTCATCGTCCACCCCCACCCTCTCACTCATACCAACAAACGGATCACCTAAAATCCCATGTTGATAGAGTAGGAAGTGGTGATCCTGGTAAAGAAACCATTAAGGGTCAAAATAAAAGTGGAATTAGTTATTCTCTATCCGCAACCTCGAAGGAAATGGAAGCTATAGATAAGATTACAGCAATGCCCATGTATGAGGGTCAAGGCCCTAATGCTGATTTAGCTATTAATGATTTAGTTAAATTTAGAATAGCAGTAATCGATAATTCCCCAGGGGCAAATGCAACCTATATCCATTTTAGAGCATTTATTGATTCATTTACAGACAATTATTCTGCAGATTGGGGCTCTGTAAATTATGTAGGTAGGGGAGATAATTTTTGGAATTATACAGGGTTTAAAAGAGATATTAGTTTGGGATTTACAGTAGCAGCCCAGTCCAAACCTGAATTAATACCGATGTATAAAAAGTTAAATTATCTTGCATCGACTTTGGCACCTGATTATTCTACTGCGGGACTTATGCGTGGAAATTTGGTAAGGTTGACGGTAGGTGGTTACATATACGAACAACCAGGCATCATAACCACTCTAAATTATAGTATTCCTGAAGAATCACCTTGGGAAATAGGGATTGATGAAGATGGGGGTTATGATAGTAGTGTTAAAGAATTACCTCATATTATTAGAGTAACAGGATTTGCATTTACACCAATCCACAACTTCTTAGTTGAAAAAGCAGATAACCCTATAAACCCAAAAGCTAAATTTATTTCATTATCACAAGGAGATAATAATTATGATGATAGTAGATACCCTTATTATAAACAAGGAGGAGGAACTTCAGATATTGAAACAGCAAAAGGCGAGGCTTAATTCCCCACCACTTCTCCTAATGATGAAAGAGATAATACCCCACCTACAACAGATAATGAAATTAAACTTAATTTATAATTAAATGAATAGATATTCATCCATACGACAAATCAATAATACTAATGATAATGTTGGTAAATTAGGAACACCCTACTACAAAACAGTATCATACCCTGATATTATTGAAGATGAGAATGATATTTATGTAATCACAAATTTTGGTGATAGGTTAGATTCTTTATCTCACCAGTTTTATAAAGATACTACATTGTATTGGATAATAGCAGTAGCAAACCCAACAAAAGTTTCTTTAGGCTCATTATATTTACCAATAGGAACACAATTAAGAATACCTGTTAATTTAAATGCTATTATAGATGATTATAATGAATTGAATATAGTAGGTGATGGAAAGAATAATAAATTGGTTAGTGTTAATGGTATAATTAAATAACAATAAAAATAAAACAAAATGAATAATTTTGATTTAAAAAAATATTTAGCAGAAGGTAAGTTATTAAAAGAAGACATGAGTCTTGAAATAGGTAAAGATCAAGTTACAATAAATTCTGATTCAGGTAAATATGTTGGATTTATAGAAGATGATGATACAGTAGATTTTTCTGTAGTATATGAAGATGCAGGAGATAGGGATTATCAAGAATTTGATATAAATAATTGGGAAGGTATTTTGGGCCCCACCCATGCTTTTACTCAAATATCTAATAAAATTCCTACCCAAGTCGAAGCAATAGATGATTATGTTATGATCACAGTTAACATAGAGGATCTTAAAAAGATTTAATAAGTAATGAGTAATGAGTAATATTTTAGGGGAACATTTTCAAGATTGGGTAACAGATCAAATTACCACAAGACAGAAAGCATTAGGTTATAGAACAGATGTTACTGATGATACTCTAAAATATATAAACACAAAAACCCCTTGGTTAAGATTAGCAAGCTCTGTGGATTTAACCAAAGTTGATGAAGATGGTGGAAAATTACATGATAGTGTTTTAGAAAGGTTAACCAAGAGAGGGGTTAATGAGCGTTTAATTGCTGAGGATAATTTAGCTAAAAATTTCATCCTACAAGGTTCAGTATCCTCCCTTGATCATAAAAATAGATATGAGGGGGTTAAATTTGGTTTAAATACTGTCGATAGTTTATTTGGTGGTCTTTATGGGTGGGGAGGAATGGAAGAAAGAGGATATGTACCCCCACCAGGAATTACCCAAGCTAGTGTTCAACATCAAAATAATGGTTCTCTCACAAAAACCATAGTTAATATAAAATGCTTTAGTAGAGCTCAATTCCAATTATTAGATGCTTTATATTTAAGACCAGGTTATACACTTCTTTTAGAATGGGGGTGGAGTCAATATCTTGATAATGATAATAAATTAAAAGAGTTTGGACCCTTCAAAACCACTCCATTAAAAAAATTGTTTAACACGGAAGATGTGGATCATTTTGACATGTATAAAGCTATTGATAAGGATACAGAGGAGTATGATGGAAATTATGGGGCTATCTATGGTAAAGTATGTAATTTTAGTTGGAAATTTAATAAGGATGGAAGTTACGATGTATCTGTCCAAATCACAGGTATAGGGGATGTTATTGAATCCTTAAAATCAAACGTAACAAAAACAGACGAGGCAGAATCATGTGAAGTAGATAGTGGGGTTGATACTGGTAAGGAAGAAGATAAATGTTTATTGCATCAAGAATTATCATCATTATTTTATTGGTCATCCCCATCAAACCCAACTGGAGGAGCAGTATCATGTTCTGAAGCAGCGGATTCAAAATTTTATTATTCGGATCTCAAGTTTGAGCATTTTCCATCTATTAAAGATTTGGAATACGAAGAATTAGACAAGATAGAAATTAATGGGGGTCTCTTTTCAATAACTGAAGGTGTTGTGAAAGGAGGGGAAAAAGATAAGGTAAATAGGATAATGTATTTAACTTTTGGAACCCTATTAGCCATAATTCAAAAGAAATTATTATTATATAATAAAGGTGTCCCCCTTACAGGGTTTGATGTTAATTTTGAAAACCTACTTCAAGATGAAAATTATATAATCACATTTCCAGGACACTTTTCTTCTAACCCAAACATATGTTTAATCCCTTATACAAACTCAAACCTAGATTTACAATTAAATCAGAAATATTCTGGCCAAAACATTAAGGATTTTGATATTAATAAAAAACTTACTGAGGGGGATAATTTCCATATAGATGGGAATCCTTATTTAGGGAGATTAATGAATATTTACATTAATCGAGATTATATTGTTGAAATTATGGATAATATTGCAGCCGAAGATGGTTCTGTTTCTATTATTGATTTGTTACAATCTATACTCTCAGGTGTATCTCTATCTTTAGGGGGTATAAATAAGTTATCAATTAAAGAAACAAGAAATGGTTTAATTAAATTTTGGGAAGAATCCCCACAACAAATAGCAAATATATCTAAAGAAGATAGAAAATTAGCTAAATTTAATGTATTTGGGGTAAAACCTGGTATTGAAGGGAGTTTTATTCGTAATGTAGGATTAAATTCTGAGATACCCAAGGATTTCACAGCAATGATCACAATTGGTGCCCAGGTTCAGGGTAACCAACCATCAGAGAATTCTGTTTCATTTTCAAATTATAATGCGGGGTTGAAAGATAGAGTAGTTGATGAGAGGACTTCAACCGGGGCTTTAGGTGAAAACACCCCCTCAGATAATATCCAAAAAATTTGGAATGAAAAAATAGTCCCTTTAGTTTCTTCTGAAGTTTCCACGTATGGGTTGTGGAGTGCACCAGCTTACATGTCTCCATTTCCCAGAATATATAATGATTTACAATTCCTCCCCGACAACATATCAAAATTAACTAACTATAATAGTGAATATTCTAAATTGGTGGTAGGGGTATTATCAACTATAGGCCCTGACCAACAAATCCCTCCTAACTTTTTCCTGCCTTTTTATATTGATTTGGAAATGGATGGGTTAACAGGGATGGTAATGTATCAAAAATTTAAAATAAGTGATAATATACTACCCCCTTCATATGATGAAAATAAAATTGATTTGTTGATTACAAGTCTTAACCATACAATCAACCCCCAATCTTGGACTACAACTGTTAAAGCTTTATCCTCTCCTACACCCCCAGATTTAAATGTTTTATCCTCTCCAGTATCTTCTCAAAATGAAGAAAAAGATAAATGTGGTGAAAAAGAGCTTGATATAGCCACTATTAATCCCCCAAGAGGTGTAGATACCCCTTTTAGTTTAAATGCTATGGAAAAGAGTTTTACAGGGTTCTTTAGTGAAAATGAAGAGAAGAAGAAAAAGTGTGCTCAATATTCTTATAATTTAGCTTTTAATTATACTAATTTTTTAAAAAATTCATTATCTCCTTTATCCCAGCTGATTATAGAGAAGGGCCATACCAATGACCCTGTCTTCCATCAGAATATTAAAGATTTGGGTTATGAGATGGAAAAAGTAGGTACTAATATAAATAAAGGGGATATTTGGAATATTTTTAATAAAGTCTCCTTTGGAATTGGGGATATTGTTATTTATTGGGCCAATACTGGAGACCCCTCTTCATCCGCAAGAGAATATGGACACACACAGATTTATGTTGGTGGTATAACTCCATCAGGATGGGCAAGTTCGTACAAAAATAATTATGGTACAAGCTTTGTATATAGTGGTACGAAAGTAACAGAAAGTGAATGTTGGGATATGTTAATATTTAGATCCCCAAGACCCCCTTCACTTGGAGCGTCTCCAATATTTACAAATATACCTTCACCTATATAATGTATATACCTAAAAATAAAATATCAACTAATAATTATACTAAAGAAAAAGAGTATATTTACAAATCTAATAAAAAACCATATTCAGGCTTTTATTGGAAAACTTCTGATGGGAAAGCATTTACTGGAAAATCACCATCCCACCCTACAAGTGTTGAAATAATTAAAATACAGAATCCAGAAAATAGACCTGAATCGAATTATCCTGAATCCTCCATAGCTATAGGAAATTATCCAACCCCCTTTGATTCATTAGATAAAAATTCTTATAATCCAGGAATAATTATAGAATATGCTAAATTGACTAATACCGAGTTAATTAATCCTATACATAGAAAATTACCATCCCACCATTACCCGGTTTTAGATGATGAGGATTATGAAAAAGGCTCATTTACTAGATATTTTACTATTAAAACAAATGAAATTTTAGTATTTGAGGTTTCTAAGGAGGTTTATGATAAAATAAAAAATAAAAGTCAAGAATGGGTTTGGGAATTGTATACTCCTTTCAAATTAGATTGGGTTATAGTAGGTGAAAGAGATAAAGTTTATATTATCAATAGAAATGTTGTTAGACTAGAACAAAAGAAATTGAAAAGAAATGGAATAGAATCTTCTTTCAAAAGCAATTTCAGTAAATTTTGGAAAGACTTGGCTTAGCAAGATAGGGTTCGTATCTTTACACTAAATAAGGTTTTATGTCATGGTTGATCGAAGATGAAGAACAACTAAAATGGTTCCAAACACAAAAGTATGAAGAGGCCTTTATTGAGGTAATCCCATATAATTATAAAACTCACCCTGTAGAAAATCAAATAACTCTTTTATATGTTTTCCCGTTGGGGAGCAATAAGGGTTACATAGTTAATATAGATCATAGTGAGGCGCTTTACATTGAAAATACCACGTATACTTCAATAATAGACACGTTTAAAACTGTGTATGTTCGTGATAAGAAGGAATCATTACATTATTTTATACATCCTAATATTATAGATTTAACTTTAAATCTCCCTGATTATATTCCTGAAGAACCTAAGGTATTTGAATATTTTCATAAATTATATTCTGAAAAAGAAGATGTAAATAGAATAATTCCAATTGTAAAACATTATGAATATTGTAATAGGATTTTTAAAAAATTAAAACCACAAATAAATGTACCATACAACGAATTTTACAACAACAAATTTTCATTGGTTTTCAACTACTTGGAAAGAAGTGGAATACAGGTGGATAAGGAACAATTCGAAGAACGTTTCCACAAGACCCCTTCCAATAGGGTATTCACACAATATAATTTCAAGACCACTACAGGAAGACCTTCAAACAAATACAACGGAGTAAACTATGCAGCTTTAAATAAGAAAGATGGTACAAGAAAAATGTTTATTCCATCTAATGATGTTTTAGTTGAAATAGATATAAAAGCCCATCATCTTGTATTATTAGCAAAACTATTAGAGTATGATTTTGAAAATCAAAACATCCACCAACATTTTGCAGATTTATATGGGGTGGAATATGGGGAAGGAAAAAAGATTAGTTTCAAAATGTTATATAGTGGAAACTTTGGAGAATACTCCCATATCCCCTTTTTCAAAAAAGCACATGAATATACTGGGGATTTATGGAGAACTTTCCAGACCCAAGGCTATATTGAATGTCCTATCTCCAAACATAGATTTGTAAAGGATAAATTACCAAAAATGAATCCTGCAAAATTATTAAATTATTTGTTACAAAATTTGGAGGCGTCAAATAGTGTTCGTATCTTATGGGAGATAATAGGATTATTAAAAGGAAAGAAAACAAAATTAATTTTATACACATATGATTCATTTTTGTTTGATTTTGTAGAAGAAGAAGCAAAAGATCTTTATAAAGAAATTAAAAAGGTTTTTACAAAAAGAAAGTTCACAACTACAACAGTTTATGGAAGAAACTATGATTTTGCAGGGGTCTCCTGATATTTATAACGAGCAATATAGCAAAGATACTATAAACTTTGAAGATTTGAATAATAAATTGTTTTGTACGTTTACTAGTTTGGATAAGCTAGACACGTTAATTGATGAGATCATTCACAGTTATGAAATTTTATACAACAAGATTTTTGTTTTGTATATCAAAAGCAATAACGAATATGCTTGTACCTACAATATAAGCCCCGTTAATATAAGTGTTATACCTAAGGATACTATTCTGGTACATAGGAAAAAAGAATCAAATACTTTGTATACAATAAATGCCCTTAATGAATTAATTAGGAAACTAAATGAGGGTGTAGTAGATACAAGTTTTCCTGTAACATGGAAGCATTATAAGAATTCAATTCTATTAACACAACATAATGAATTAAAACAGCTTAAAACCAAGCTTTATAAGATATTTGAAGTATAATTTGGTTTATATAAATAAGCTCATTACATTTTTCACTAATTAAAACTTGAATTATGGATTTAAATGCCATTAAAGCAAGGTTGGATGCTTTAAACCAACCACAAGGTAGTCAAAACAAAGAAAAGAAAGACTACACAAAAATCTACTGGAAACCAAGGGAAGCTGGTAAATTTCAAATTCGTTTCCTCCCTTCAATCGTAGAGAGTCCAACTTCTCCATTCCAAGAAATTGATATGCATTACAACATTGGAAAATATCCAATTGTAGCATTGACTAATTGGGGTGAGAAAGATCCGGTTGTGGAATTTATCAAAAAACTTCGTAATTCTAGCGAATCTGAAAATTGGAGATTAGCAAATAAGCTTGGTCCCAAAATGAGAGTATTTGCACCTGTGATTGTTAGGGGGGAAGAAGATAAGGGGGTACGAATCTTTGAATTTAGTAAAACTCTTTATGCTGAACTATTATCCTATGCTGATGCAGATGAGTATGGTGAATTTGAAGATGTAGCTGAAGGATTTGATTTTACTGTTACAGCTGCTGCCGTTGAAAACAGAAGAGGATTTAATCTAACACTACGTCCTAAACGTAAACCATCCCCATTATCTGAAGATGCATCTTTAATTGAAAAATGGTTAGAAGAACAACCACTTTTACTTGAAGAAAGATTCCACTATAAATTTGATAAGTTGAAAGAAGTATTAGCGGAATTCATCAATTCATCAGATGAACAAGAAGGTAATAAGGAAGGAGAAATTTCTTCTGAACCTGCTGAGGATTTTGATGATACTGAAAAAGCATCTACTAAAACAAATTATTCCCAACCTAAGAAAGAAAAACAAACAGCTTCAAAGAAGTTTGATGATTTGTTTGAAGATGGGGAAGATAGTGAAGAGGTGAAGGAAGATGATTTACCATTTTAATTAAACCCTAGATTATGGCAAGAAAAAAATCACTATCGGAGGCAGTCTCCTCGGAAATTAGGTCAAAGTTTGATTTAAATTCCTTTAAAGAGAAAAAAGGCTTCAACCAAAACATAAAGTTTAAAGACCAAGAATGGATACCTCTTTCAGAGGCATTTCAAAAAGTAACATCTGTTCCAGGTATTCCTATGGGTCAAATTTCTTTACTAAGAGGCCATTCAGATACAGGCAAAACCACAGCTTTACTAGAAGCTGCGGTTTCTGCCCAAAAACTAAATGTATTACCTGTTTTTATTATTACTGAAATGAAATGGAATTGGGAATATGCAGAAAAGATGGGTTTGAAAGTTGAAAAGAAAATAGATGAAAATGGTGAAATATCCAATTATTCTGGAAATTTCATTTATGTGGATAGAGAAACAATCCAAACAATCGAAGATGTTGCAGCTTTTATTTTAGATTTAATAGATGAACAAAAGAAAGATAATTTACCCTATGATCTATTATTTCTTTGGGATTCAATTGGATCAGTTCCTTGTGAAACGTCAATTAAATCAAATAAGAACAACAACGAATGGAATGCTGGCGCAATGTCCACTCAATTTGGAAATAATGTTAATCAAAAAATTACATTATCTCGAAAAGAAACCTCAAAATACACAAATACCTTGGTATGTATTAACAAGGTTTGGACCTTGAAAGCAGAATCTCCTATGGGTAAACCTAAACTCATGAATAAGGGGGGATATACAATGTGGTTTGATGCTACCTTCATAGTAACCTTTGGTAATATTATGTCGGCAGGTACATCAAAGATTAAAGCCATCAAGGATGGTAAACAAGTAGAGTTCGCCAAAAGAACCAACGTTCAAATTGATAAGAACCACATAAATGGTGTGGCTACACGTGGGAGGATTGTAATGACAGCTCATGGTTTTATTGAAGACGATGATAAAGCATTAAAGAAGTATAAGAAAGACCATCAACAAGAATGGAAAGAGATTTTAGGTGGAAGTAATTTTGAATTAATTGAGGAAGAAGAAGAAGTTACAGTTTCTGAAACAACTACTTCAACTCCTACAGAACCTAATTAAGTATGAGTAAAAACCTTTTAAGTATTCTTGATAACGTATCACAGGATACTAACCCAACCCCCCAAAATGATAGGTATCTTATAATAGATGGACTAAATTTGTTCTTTCGGAATTTTGCTATGTTAAACATGGTTAATTCAAAAGGAACTCATATTGGGGGTTTGGGGGGTTTTCTAAGGTCATTAGGGGCTTTAATCCGTCAAATTAATCCTACTGAAGTTTATGTAGTTTTTGATGGTCCGGGTTCTTCTATGGCTAGAAAAAACATAAACCCTAAATACAAGGCAAATAGAAATATTACTAGAATCACTAATTGGGAAGTATTTGATGATTTAGGGGAAGAACATGACTCCAAAATTGATCAAATAATTAGATTAATTTCTTATGTAAAAACACTCCCAGTTACTCTATTGAGTTTGGAAAAAACTGAAGCCGATGATATTATTGCTCATTTAAGTAAAATATTATCTAAAAAGAAAAATAGTCAAACTTTTATAGTATCTAGTGATCAAGATTTTTTACAATTAGTTACAGATAATATTATAGTTTATCGTCCTATTGAAAAAGTTTATTATACTAAGGATAAAGTTGAGGAAAAATTTAAAATCCTTAAAGATAATTTCCTAATATATAAAACTTTAATGGGAGACAGTTCTGATAACATTCCTGGTGTAAAAGGTTTGGGAATTAAAAAATTGTTTAGTAAATTTCCGGAAATAAAAGATACTCCACTAACATTAGATTCAATTGTTAATATTTGTGAGGGTAAATTTAAAAATCACATCATTTATACTCGAGTGTTAGATAGTTTAAATGAATTAAAAAATAGTTATAAGATAATGGATTTATCTAATCCTATGTTAAGTAAAGATGACAAGGAATATATTGAATCTGCAGTTTCAAATAAAAAATTAGTATTTCTACCAGACCAATTCCAATCCTTATATGATGAGGATGAATTAGGGGGAATGATAAGAAATACTAGGTTATGGTTAAATGATATTTTCAAAGTTTTCAAAAAAGATAATTAATGACATTAGCATCAATTGATTCATATGGGCATGGCTTTCAAGTGAAAGTCATTTCTTCACTTCTTACACATAAAGTCTTCCTACAAAATATTTTTGATATATTAAATGAGGAGGATTTTCAAAACCAAGCACATAGATGGATTATAAAAGAAATCCTTAAATATTACGATAAATATCATTGTAATGTTTCAATGGATGTGTTAAAGGTTGAATTACAAAAAGTTGAAAATGAGGTTTTAAAAGTTTCAATTAAAGAACAACTTAAAAATGCTTATAAAGCCTCTAATGAGGATATGGAATATGTTCAAGAAGAATTTTCTAACTTCCTAAAAAACCAACAATTAAAAAAAGCATTACTCCAATCAGTAGATCTCCTGAAAGAAGGAGATTATGATTCTATAAAGGGTTTAATGGATGCTGCTATGAAAGCAGGTTCAGAAAAAAATATAGGTCATGAATATCTTAAAGATGTAGAATCCAGATTTAGGGAAGATTTTAGAAGTCCAATTGCCACACCTTGGAAAGCAATTAATGATATATGTCAGGGGGGATTAGGTAAAGGGGATTTTGGTTTGTTCTTTGGAAGTCCTGGAGGAGGAAAAAGTTGGTTATTAGTAGCTCTTGGTGCTTTTGCTGCTAAAATGGGTTATAATGTTCTTCACTATACATTAGAATTAGGAGAAGAATATGTTGGTAGAAGATATGATGCATTCTTTACTGGTATTGATGTTGATAAAATCCAAAACCATAGACCTGAAGTAGAAAAAATAATGGGAGAATTGGAGGGGCAAGTTATTATAAAAGAATTTGCAATAGGTAAAGCATCCCTCCAGTCACTAGATTCACATCATCGTAAAACAAAAGATTTGGGGTTTGACCCTGATTTAATTATTATTGATTATGTGGATTTGTTAAGGACTAAGAGAAAATATAATGAAAGAAAAGATGAAATTGATGATAATTATAGAGCAACAAAAGGTTGGGCTAAGGAATTAGATCTTCCTATATGGTCAGTTTCACAAGTTAATAGAGCAGGAGCAAAAGATGATATTGTGGAAGGTGATAAAGCAGCGGGTTCATATGATAAAATGATGATTGCGGATTTAAGTATTTCATTATCCCGAAAAAGAAAAGACAAAGTTGAAGGTACAGGTAGATTCCATGTCATGAAAAATAGATATGGGGGTGATGGTATGACTTATGGTGTACAAGCTAATACGGCAACTGGATGTTTTGTTGTTGAGGAAGAAGAATGGGATGAAGGTGATTATATCCAACCTAGTAATGATCCCTTTTCAAATAGTAGGTTTGATGATTTTGACAAGGGAATGTTGAAAAAAGAGTTCTTCTCAGTGAAAGGATAATATTTATTATCACATCTCCCCTAATAAAGGTTTTTATATTTTTAACACTTATTAAATTTAACTAATGGATATATCCCAAGAAATCCTATCACAAATTACAACTTATAACAAATATGCCAAATATTTACCTTCTATTCAACGAAGAGAAACTTGGGAAGAAATTGTTTTTAGAAATAAAAAAATGAACTCTGACAATTTTCCTAAATTACAGGAAAAATTAGATTGGGCTTATCAATATGTTTATGAAAAAAAGACTCTTCCATCTATGAGGAGTCTCCAATTCGCTGGAAAACCAATTGAAATAAATAATGCACGAATATTTAATTGTGCCTATCTACCAATTAATGATTGGAGAGCATTTAATGAAGTAATGTTTTTATTACTTTCAGGATGTGGGGTAGGATACTCTGTTCAAAATCATCATATAGATAGTTTACCTGAAATTCGTATCCCAACCAAAACTAGAAGATTTTTAGTAGGAGACAGTATTGAAGGATGGGCTGATGCTGTTAAAGTATTGATGAAATCTTATTTTGGGATTTCCAATTCAAGGCCCAATTTTGATTTTAGAGATATTAGACCTAAGGGAGCAGAACTCATTACAGTAGGAGGTAAAGCACCAGGACCAGAACCTTTGAAAGAATGTTTATTCCAAATCCAAAAAATATTAGATAGAAAAGAAAATGGAGATCAATTAACCCCATTGGAAGTAAATGATATAATTTGCCATATTGCAGATGCTGTATTATCCGGAGGTATTAGACGAGCAGCTTTAATTTGTTTGTTTGATTTGGATGATGAAGAAATGTTAACGTGTAAGTATGGGAATTGGTGGGAATTAAATCCACAAAGGGGAAGAGCAAATAATTCTGCAGTTGCCATTAGATCAAAAATTACTAAATCAAGATTCTTTGAATTGTGGGGGAAGGTTTGTGGGAGTGGAACAGGTGATCCTGCTGTATATTTCTCAAATGATAAAGATTGGGGTTGTAATCCCTGTTGTGAAATTGGATTAAAACCCTTCCAATTCTGTAATTTAACAGAAGTAAATGTTTCAAACATTACATCACAAGAGGATCTAAATGAAAGAGTAAAAGCAGCATCCTTTTTAGGAACATTACAGGCAAGTTATACTAATTTCCATTACTTAAGAGAAATATGGAAAAGAACTACTGAAAAAGATGCACTTATTGGTGTGGGAATGACAGGGATAGGAAGTGGAACTATATTAAATTATAATCTTAAAGAAGCAGCTAAGATTGCAGTTGAAATGAATATTTGGACTGCCGAACAAATAGGAATTAACCCTGCATCACGTGTAACAACTGTTAAACCTTCAGGTACCAGTTCACTTGTATTAGGCACATCTTCAGGTATTCATGCTTGGCATAATGATTATTATATTCGAAGAATGAGAATTGGTAAAAATGAACCATTATATCAATACCTATCTATTTTCCATCCTGAATTAGTTGAAGATGATTTCTTCAAACCCCAAATCCAAGCAATCATATCTGTACCCCAAAAATCACCTTCAGGAGCAATTTACAGAAGTGAAAGTGTAATGGATTTACTTGAAAGAACCAATAAATTTAATATAGAATGGGTTAAAGCAGGCCATGTAAAAGGGGCTAATACTAATAATGTTTCAACAACAGTATCAGTTAAACCTAATGAATGGGAAGAAGTTGGTAATTGGATGTGGGAGAATAAAGAAAATTTTAATGGGTTAGCAGTATTTCCATATGATAATGGAACCCATGTACAAGCACCATTTGAGGATATAACTGAAGAAAAATATGAAGAAATGGTTTCCCATTTACATGCTATTGATTTAACTAAAGTGGTGGAAGAAGGTGATAATACTTCGTTAAGAGAAGAACTTGCATGTTTTGGTTCAAGTTGTACTATTACTTGATATATTTATAACAAAATACTCAATGGCCCAATACAAAATTCTAAAATTAGAAGATGGTAAGAAATTAATTGTTACCTTTGAAGACTTTGCAAAATTGGATAAAGGGCATGATATTAAAGGTATTGATCCTACTACTGGGGGTTCTGTACCTATCCCATATTCTAGTGGGTGGAAAAAATATTATACTACATCCCAAAACGAAAATATAATGAAAAAAAGCGAATTAAGGGAAATAATTAAGGAAGAAATTCAAAACTTCAAAGAATGCAAGAAACAGTCCAAGACCATAATGGAAAAATATCTTCCAAACGAGTAATAACCTTTATTAGCTTTTTTCTAATAGTGATGGGGTATGTTGGAAATATGTTTTGGGGCCTTACAGTAGAAGAATTTATGTATGATGCCCTTTCCTATATTACTATTGGAGGTATATTTGGTGTGGCTGCTGAGAAATTTACAAAATCTACAACAATAAATAGAAGAGGAACAAAATGAAAAAATCACAATTAAGACAATTAATAAGAGAAGAATTACAAAATGAAGGTTTGTTTGGTAATTCATCTGAAAAAGAAAATAAAAGAATACAAAAAGCTCTAGATAGATGGGTTACTTATTGTATGGATGAAGGGGATAGTGAAGCAGATATCCTAAGTGTAGGACAAGAATATCTCCAAGATTCTATTGATGTTTATTTAGGAGGAAAAATTGATGATAATGAATTAGAAGATAAATGGAATAAATATGTAGAAGATAACCCTGATTTCCCTAATTAATGCTTTCTTTTATTAAGAAAACATTCTTTCCATCCATCATCCTGCTATCTGCTTTAGCAATTTCCATATCAGCAGCAACAATATCAGTAGTTGGATTATCAAAATTATTTGCAGGAGCAGCATTAACTGTTATTGTGATGATGGCTACTTTGGAAGTCTCCAAATTGGTTGTTGCAAGTTTACTTCATCAATATTGGAATAAACTAAATTTTCTCCTAAAAACCTACCTTTCATCTGCTGTTATAGTTTTAATGATTATAACTTCTATGGGTATATATGGGTTTTTATCTGGAGCATACCAACAGACGTCAAATGTAGCTTCTATCGCAGATAAACGCGTAGCAATTTATGAAAACCAAATGGATTCATATGAGTCAAGCAAACAATTTAAACTAACCCAATTATCCCAATACCAATCCTCTATAACAGACCTAAATGAAGCATTAGGAAATAATACTATCCAATACACAAATAAAGAGGGCCAATTAATAACAACCCAATCATCAAATCAAAGAAAAGCAGTTCAAAAACAGTTAGATTTAGCTTATGATAATATTCAAAAGACTACTTCTGAAGTAAGTAAATTGGATTCTACTTTATTAGCATTGGAAAATAAAGTATTTGAAATTAGAGTAGAATCTGATGCAACTAATGAATTAGGACCATTACTATATTTATCCTCTGTTACAGGGTATCCTATGGATAAAATTGTTAATATTTTATTAATAATAATTGTATCTGTGTTTGACCCATTAGCTGTTACTCTAATATTAGCTGCTAATTTTGCGTTTGCCCAGGCTTTTAAAAAAAAACCTAAAGAAGATGAGATGTGTAGAGAAGAAGATTTAACTAAAGAAGCAATGGTATTAGCAGAACCTGTATGGGAAAGAGATGATGATTTCCCCCCACCAAACAAAAATCTAATAAAAGCTGCTAAATCCTATCAAGAAGAAATAGAAAAACTAGAAAAATCAATAAAATCAACACAAAACATGCCTAACATTTCAGATTGGGGTAGAAGAAAAAAACTTAACCAACTACATTCTGAATTAGAAGCCTTAAAGAAAAAACAATAAAAGGTTGGTTTAGTCAATAAGGGTTCGTATCTTTACATCAAATAAGTTTTATGAAAATAAGTCATGAAGTGCCTCTAAGTTTATTAGAGAAGAGTCGTGAATTCAACGATTATGATTTTTGTTTACCTCACTTAATGGATGAAAATCCTACCTACCGAGATTTCTTTTTAGAATCTAAAAGATTAGGACGATATATTGTTATGGATAACTCCTTACATGAATTAGGAGAAGCATATGATCATAAACGTCTTCTATATTGGGTAAATGAATTACTCCCAAATGAATTTGTTGTTCCTGATGTATGGGCTGATTTTAATCAATCCCTAAGAAATGCAAAACAATGGATTGCAATGGATTTTCCTGAAGAAGTAACAAGAATGGCTGTAGTACAAGCAGGTTCTATGGGGCAAGCAGCTAGTTGTGCCCAAATCTACCAAGATATGGGTTATCAAAAAATTGCATTTACCTATGGTTTACCCTATTATGAAAGGGAATATGCAACAAATACTCAAGATACGGCAAGAGTATTTGGTAGAGTAGCAACTATCCAAGAATGTTATCATTCCGGAGTATTAACTGATACTAATCGAGTACATTTATTAGGTTGTTCAATGCCCTTTGAATTTGGTTTATATTCAAATTTCAAATGTATTGAAAGTATAGATACTTCAAACCCCGTTATGGCAACTTTAGATGGAACTAAATATTCAATTGAAGGTACTCACCCAAAACCCAAATCAAATATGAATGAACATTTTGAAAAGCCAATAGATGATATTAACTTGGAATTATTAGAACATAACGTAAATATTTTTAAAAAAATAACAGAATGAGTGATTTTAAACAATACAGAAGAAAAGAAACAGCAGAACTAGCTGTAATTGATATTACACAAGATACGGCTACAACATTGGAATATGCTGGGGTGTCAATATCACAAGCAGATTTAGACAACGGTTCTCCTAAAGAAGGGGACATGCTTGCTAGAAATCCTAAAAATCACAATGATAAGTGGTTGGTAGCTAAAGCATATTTTGAAGATAATTTTGAGCCTGTAATATGAACTTATATAGTAAAAATGTTTTAATTATAAAAACCTTCAACCCTTATGGTGGGAGGATAATTTAAAAAAAGGAAATAAATATGGAAAAAATTAAACAATGTGTTTTATCACTTAGTGGGGGATTAGACTCAAGTACTTTGCTCCTCCATCTTTTGGAGAAAGGTTATCAATGTGTAGCACTTTCATTTGATTATGGTCAGAAACATAAGGTGGAATTGGAAAGAGCAACTGAATTGGTTGAATATATAAATAATACTCTTCCAGTTAGAGGTACAGGTTGGGGAAGTTCATTTGTTAAACATCAAATCATTACCTTAGATGGATTATCTGAGTTATTAGTAAGTGGGTTAATGAGGAATGATTCAATGGAATTAAAGAAAGGACATTATGCCCATGAAAATGCTTTAACATCCGTAGTTCCCAATCGAAATGCTATATTTGCATCAATTGTATATGCTGTGGCCTTATCAAAAGTAAAAGAAAATGGAAATCCTTGTAAAATTGCATTAGGTACTCATATGGGGGATTTTGATAATAATAAACAAGAAGGAATATATCCTGATTGTTCTGAAGAATTTCGAACAGCTTTAGAACATGCTTTTAAAATTGGGAATTGGGATTCAGATAAAGTAGATTATTATGCCCCTTATAATATAACAGATAAAACCGGGGTTTTGAGGGATGGAATTAAACAATGTGAAAATTTAGGATTAAATTATAAAGAGATTTATTTAAGAACCAACACAAGTTATGATCCTATTAAAGTAGAATATTCTGGAAGTACAATGGAAGAAATGAGAAATGGAGGAGTTGAGATTGAGTGGTATAGTGATTATAAAAGTGGTTCAAGTATCGAAAGAATTGAATCTTTTATTAAATTAGGTTTGGAAGATCCTTTACAATATGCTGAAGAAGATGGTACATTAGTTTCTTGGGAATTTGTTAAAAAATATGTAGAAAAAATTTGTCAAAAATGGGAAAATAATAAATTAACAATTCAAGAATATTTAAATAAAACAGCATAATGAAAAAATGGAAATCATCAAGACAAAAAGGGGCTTTAGAACGTCTTCTAGTTCAAAAAGAAAAATTTGAAAATGAAGATAAAAAAATTCCTAAACGAATTTTAAAAGAAATTCGTATTTTAGAGGAAAAACTTAAATATTAAATTAAAAAACAATTAGTTATGGAAAAGTGTCAATATTGTGGTGAAACACATGAAGAAATGTTTAAAGGTTTTATATCAATGGGATTACCTGATTCCGAAATGGAAGAAAAGATAGATA